GCTCTTCACAATATCAGCGGTTCCATCTCCCAAGTCCTCGACGTGGATGTCGGTGAATCTCTCACGACCATTTTTGTCTTTTCTGATAAGTCGTTCCATTGTAGTCATTTTTAATTTCTCAACTTTAAATAGATGTCTGGAATTCCAGTTGTAGATTACGCTAGAATGGAACGACTTAGGCCACCAGAAGTTACATCGGTACAGATGAATCTAAATACCTTGTGTATTGTTTTTATAATTATAACTGTACTCGGTCTATACAATAGATCTGTCACTATTAGTCAACGACGTGAGCGATTTTATACTTGATACATTTTTCAGGTGTGAGATAGATGTCCTTTTTCATGAGACGTTTAAACTTCCTCTCAGGGATTTCAGTCTTACTGAGATACATTTTCTTGAGCATCTTCATCATCTTATTCGTCGTCTTCATTTCATTTCTCAATTCTTGAAAGTTACCCCAAAATTCCGTAGAAATTTGGTGAATCAGAAGGTAGGCATTTTTACCCATGCGACGCTCTGAACCACCCAAAAAAACAAAGGTTGCCGCACTACAACACGAACCCTGTGCAATGGTCACAACCTTAATTCGGGAACGTTCCAGAACATTCATCATGTTCAAACCAGAAAATACATCACCACCATCACTCATGATGTGAATACGAATCTGTGGTTCATACCCAACAAGTTCAGCCTGTTTTTTCAAAAGATCAATCTCAAGTTGCTTAAACTGTTCGACAAATTCTAAAGCATTTTCTCGATCAATGTCACCATAAAAGAGAATCTCGTTGCCCACAACTCGGATACATTCGGTGTCGGTAGTTTCTTTTTCATCATCCGTAGGCATTCTTCAAAGCTTTCTTTACTCTTGTCACGTCTCTTGATTTTAAGCCATTTCCCACGGCAAGGTGATTGATTATATCAAAATCCTGTGGAGTGATATTATAGCTAACCAGGGGTTCTAATTCACCAATTTCGGCATACCTCTTTAATAGGCAAAGTTCCTCTACCCCCAACCCCAACCTTGATTTCTTTTTGATATCTTCAACCTTGTGCTGCCGCATCTTGAAGTTTCTAAATTTCGTCCAACAACGCCCGGGACGGATTTGGTCCTTCCTAAGTGGAATACCGAGAGCCGATTTTGGTATAGTCAGAGAATGCAGTATAAAGTATGGCATAAGATTCCAATCACCTTGTGAATACATTATTCCATCATAACGATCCGCGTCGGAAAAGGACTCAGATGCTTTTAGTATATCAACACCCTTTGAATCTAAATAATTTTCTTGAAAAATGTCCCATAAATGTCCATGTTCGGAAACACTGTCATATATTTCAAGTGGTCCAGTTTCCGATAGAATCTCAGCTATAAATTCTTTTGGTGTCTGAAAATCATCCATCTCATCGTATCCATCCAAATATTTGAAAAATATTTCGATATTCCCATTTGCACGGATGGCTGCATTTCGTGCCTCTAGTCCGGTCTTATCAGTAAGTTTCAATAGAACATCAGGTTTATGTCTCTGGATGAAAACTGTCGTAAAGTTTGGATACATACACATATTTGTACTTGTCACGAGTAGAGATCCACGGGACAGGGGGTTACCATCCGATACAGATTGTATCACTGGTTTAAATATCGGGTCGTAGTCTTCGATGAAGACGTGCTTTGTGGAATTCTTTATGAACGCCATAAATGGGGATTTACTCTTTAGGTGATCACTTTGTAACTCTACATGTTTCGTATCTTGAAGAACACGTCTGAGAATATAGGATTTCCCAACACCAGCAGCTCCACATATGAATACATTTTTTCCCTCGTTGATGTACCTACGAATGAGATCAATTTGTTTTGTGTGAATTGTCGTCACTGGGGAGTCTTTTTTTTGGTCGACTACTTTAATGAAAGAATCCATCGATGATCTTACTAATCAGGCCATAGATTTGGTGCTCGAAAATGACGCACTACATAAACGTATCGTAGAACCTTTAAAAAGGAAAATTGTACCATACGTTGCATGTAGTATGCTTACCAATTTGTTAATGATTCTTATTCTGATCTACCTTGCTCGACGTCTGTCTCTTCTTCCGTCTCATCAGGTGTAGAATCCTCTTCCTCTTCCTCTTCCTCTTCCTCTTCCTCTTCCTCTTCCTCTTCATCTAGGGAGGGTCCGAAGAAACCAGCGGGTGGTGGTTCATCCTTCTTTGAAAGAAATTTACCTAACTTCTCGAGGGGGGTCCCGGTAGTCATCGCCTCAATTGGATCTATCGTCCTCGGTAAAGTGAGTAGTGGAATTGAACGCACGTTTAGAATTTCTGGTTTAGTAAACACGTTGTCAAGTGGATACTCATCCTCAAACTGCCTCAATACAGATTTGGGTATCGAGGGTGACTGTTCCAATAGGCGATCATATTCAGTTTTACATTCACCGACGAAATCTAAACCCTCCTTACTACGCTCTCCCCTGTCCAGGGCTAACATAAGACGAATGTTCCTCGAGAGCATACCAAAAGCCAAAGCAGCTGTTCTGTGATTTTCCATGAGTTCGTTTATTTTGAGGAACTGGGATATGGTCGCTATGAGACCAGCAGTCAGGTTTAAACCACCAATTATTGAGGGAGCAAACGACTGTACATTTTCTGGGAATGTACCTTGGGCGAAGTTTGCGGTCCCAGTTATAGTAGAAAGTATAATAACTGGTAAGGTAAAACGAATACTGGAACGTCTGTAAATAAAAAACGCACGGTGGTGCATATACCTGTAGCACGCGGAAGCTTCACCCCACTGTTTGAGAATATTTTCATGACCATCTGTCCATGATAGCCGCATATCTTCACGGGAAATCTTTTTTTCTTCCGTCATTATATAATAGATGAATATAATTTTCCTAATTCATCTTATTTTTCTTTTGTGGATTCTTATCATTCCATTCACAAATGATCGCAGACATCTGGAATTTTATTCGATGGTCATACCCTTCATCTTTTATCATTGGTCGGTGAATGACGATACATGTGCTCTCACACAAGCTGAAATGTACATGACTGGTCGAGAGAAGAACGAAACGTTCATGGGTCGTGTCGTTGGTCCAATCTACAAGATGGATGACAACGAAGTTAATAAATTAACAAAGACGTTATTTTTCATACTTTGGACATTTGTTCAGTATCGCCTTGGACACTTTGATATGTTTATAAAAGATGTCACCAAAGTATTTAAAGATAAGAAACTAAAATAGAGTATATATGGACACGAAACTTTCAAACGAAATTTATCGCCTCGATAATATCAAAGATTTCTATAAACAGTCTTATATTTCAAACCTGGATTATTGTGAAGATAAGATTGATCGTATTAACAATAAACTTGAAAACACATCGTCTTCTATTAAAAAGGAAATTTTGACAGCGCAGAGGCAACAATATCAAAAGGAAATTGAAGACCTCGATAAGTCATTAGAGAAAACACTCAATGAGATTGAGCAAAAAATTGAAATGCTTCAAAATAAGAGGAAAGAATTGGAAGAGGAACTTCAAAAAGAACGCGAGTCGTTCGATTTTAATATAGAGAAACTTCGTTCTGCGATTGATAAAAAGAACATCGCTGAAATGTTCAAGATGTTTGAATACACCGCAAATGCGCTTACTATTTTGCGGAACGAGTAAATCTAAACCTATCGAAAAAATGGACACTGATTTTAAAGTTGTAGTATAAAAGCATACAATATGCATCAGCTATGTCATGTTTTCTCTCGTATGGAATCGTATCTAAATCTACATACTTTCCCATCTTGACAAGAACGCGCTCTTTCCGCTCCTCGTAGTTTAGATGCCCCATACCAAAATGTGCATGTATTGTTAAAGGTGAAATTAGTAGAACCTTATCTTTGAACATATAGTGTAGTAGAATCTCGATATTCGTAAAACCTTGGGGTGGCTGCCTCTCTATGAGGATCCTCTCAGCCTTGTCGAACACATCCCTGTGGTCATCTACAAATAAAGGAACCAAGTCAACAAAGTCATTACTGTAAATGTATTTGTAGTCTTCCAAACTCACCTTTTTCATGTACTCAACTTCTATCACCGGTCCATTCCCACACTCAGCGAGGACGAGACCCATATTGTGAAATCCTATATCTATGGCTAGGACCTTCATGTCTTTATGTCAAAGATTTTCTTTAATGTTAGTATATGAACATCGCGACAAACTTATTGAACTATAAGCGTCGCACCATATTTCAATCGAAAACTGGGTCATTTTTCGTCAAAGATGGAGACAAAAAGAAGTATGGACTCAAAGCTCAGTACAAGATAAACCGCGAGGGAAACCCTCGCGGTTTATCTTGTACTGAGCTTTGAGTCCATAC